AAGGAGATGAAGGATATGTCACGGAGGAATAATAAGAACGCTTTCGACTTCCTGTTTGAGGCCGAGGAGGGCGAGGACATGGGTACAACGGCCGACGCCGCAGGCGGCGCTGATGCAGGCGCAGTTGAGGACGCTGTAAAGAGCCTCCTTAAGGCAGCAGGAATCGACATGGACGTCGAGGTCTCACCAGCAGGCGGCGAGGAAGCCTCTGAGGGCGGTGAGGAAGAGGCAGACGAGGCCGATGAGGTCGCAGAAGCCGACGAGATGGGCGTCCACGACGAGGCATACGAGGCCGACGAAACAATGATGCACGAGGCCGACGAAGAGGAAGAGGAAGAGGCTTCAAAGAAGGCAATGAAGGAAGCCGATGACGAGACAGCCAAGAAGGAAGACGAGGTCTATGAGATCGATGAGTCCGCTCTTCGCGCAGAGCTTCGTCGTCTCCGTGGCCTCAATGAGTCTGATGCAGTCGAAGGATCCGGTGCATCCTCATTCGGCGGTGGCAAGGCTGGCGACGACATGTTCGTCGACGTCGATGAGGAGTCACTCCTCAACGCACTAGCTGATGAGCTAGGCACAGCAAAGATGCCAAAGGTTGGAAAGATGAAGGAGTCCACAGAGGTGGCAGCTCTCCGTCGTCAGGTCCAGGATTACAAGAGTGTTGCAGAGCAGCTCAAGAAGCAGCTTGTCGAGATGAATCTCTTCAACGCGAAGCTTCTATACGCAAATAAGCTCATGCAGAACAGAGAGATCACAGCTAAGCAACAGCGTGCAATTGTTGAGGCTCTAGACAATGCCAAGACGCTACGTGAAGCGAAGCTTCTTTACAAGAGCCTGACAACTTCTCTCAACAAGGTTGCCAATAAGGGTAATCTAGCAGAGGGAAGAGATCTCAGGACCCTTGGTTCATCTTCAAAGTCAGCTCGTTCAGCACAGCCCGCAGCAGCAGCAGCAGCAGCGGCTATCAACGAGTCTGGAAGCATGGATCGCTGGGCACTCCTGGCAGGCATCAAGAAAGATTGAAATCAATTCACTAACGTTTAAGGAGTATTGTAATGTCTAAGAATTTCACACTAGAGATGCTCACCGAGGGCATCCGTTCACGTCACGTCGGCTCACAAAACAAGCGCCTCGTGGAGAAGTGGTCCCGCACCGGTCTCCTCCGCGGTCTAAGCGACACAAATCGCGAGAATATGGCTCGCCTTCTTGAGAACCAGGCTTCACAGGTCCTCAAAGAGGCATCCTCTCTCTCCACAGGTGGTGGTAACCTCACGTCCTCTGGCGACGTCCGTGGTTTCTCCAACATCGCTTTCCCAATCGTTCGTCGTGTTTTCGGCGGACTCGTTGCGAATGAGCTTGTGTCAGTCCAGCCAATGAGCCTTCCATCAGGTCTGCTCTTCTATCTTGACTACACGTACGGATCTGATTCAGGCGTATCCGCAAACGTGTCAGCATACAAGGCAGGTCAGTCCATCTACAACAGCCCAGTCGGCAAGGGTGTTCGCTCTGGCTCACTAGGCGTCGGTGGCCAGTACGACCTCGCAGGATCTGGCTTCTCACGCGTGTCAAAGGTTGTTGCAAGCGTGACTCTCACAGCATCCGGTGCATACGGCGGTTCCGGTGCGTTCGCAACTTCAAATGTGCTCCAGGCATCTGGATCTGACGGAAAGCTTCTTTCCTTCGATCCACAGATCTCAACAGCGATTGAGAGCAACAGCGGCGGCGCGGGTGCAGCAGCTGGAAACGGAGTCTACACTGCAGTTGTTGTTCCATTTGATAGCTCATTTGCAAATGCAGACGCGACCCTCGTGAAGGACTTTGTCCTCTACCGTCAGGGTGGCGCAGCAGGCACCGTCTACAAGCCAGTCTCCCAGACAATCCAGGCAGGTGGCGCAAACGTGATGAACGTTCGTCGTCTCAATCGTCTTGGAACATGGGATGGAAGCACATTCTCTGATAATCCACTTGTTTCAGCAGGCGCAGCAGGCGCAGCAATTCTAATGGTTGTCTCTGGCGCAAACGTTGCAGCATCAGCACAGAATACACTCGACGTCTCCTACGTCCTTGGTTCAACCCTTGATGTAGAGTCAGACAGCGGTTCCACACTCACACTGCCAGCTTTCGAGTCTGACTTCGGAACGACCCCATCCCCAGCGATCCCAGAGATCGATATCAAGGTGGAGTCTATCGCAGTGACAGCTCAGGCACGCAAGCTTCGCGCTAAGTGGTCCCCAGAGCTAGCACAGGATCTCAATGCTTACCACAGCCTTGACGCTGAGGTGGAGCTCACACAGATCCTCTCCGAGCAGATCGCCATGGAGCTCGACCGTGAGATCCTCAACGACCTACTCACACAGGCATCCGGCGCGAACTTCTTCTGGAGCCGTGCACCCGGTCGCTTCGTGAACAAGACGACCGGAACAGAGGCGTTTAAGTCTTCCTCACTCTCAGGCGGCCCAGCCTTCACGGGCACCGTCCGTGAGTGGTACGAGACGTTCATCGAGACAATCATCGACGTCGCGAACCAGATCCACCGCAAGACGCTTCGTGGCTCCGCCAACTTCGTAGTTGTCGGTCCAGACATCGCCACGATCCTTGAGGCGTCCGTCTACTACCGCCCAAGCTACACGCTTGACGGCCAGGGACAGGTCTCCTCCCCAATGTCAATCGGTGCAGAGAAGGTCGGAACCCTCTCCAACCGCTTCACAGTCTACAAGGACCCATACTTCCCACGGAACAAGGTCCTCGTCGGATACAAGGGTGGAAGCTACCTTGAGACAGGCTATGTATACGCTCCATACGTGCCACTAATCGTGACACCCACCATCTTCAACCCAGAGGACTTCACACCCCGCAAGGGCGTGATGACCCGTTACGGCAAGAAGATGGTTCGCTCCGACTTCTACGGAACGGTCACAGTCCTTGACATGAACATCATCTGATGTAAGATAACCTTATAGGTTAGCTGAGAAGGCCGCCGCAAGGCGGCCTTTTTAGTTTTTATTTTACGACTTAATAAGTTTGATCCGTGACATCAACTCGAGCCTCCAACTTGATACTTATGAGAAAGTCGATAGGGAGCTCTGATGGCGAGAGAAAGTCTTCACAAGCTGAAGAGTTTAGTTGAGCAGCTCGAGGACAGGGATGTCGGTCTTAAACGAGATGCCTCCCTGTTTGAATCTGTGTTTCAGGACTTTCCTGTGCCAGTTGCTATATGGTTGGCTGATGAGAAGGGTCGCTGCACGTCTCGGCGTGTCTCCGGCAGGGACTCCAAGGGCTGGGTGAACGTTAATAAAGACATGGAGGACGTTCTCAACACATACCAGTGTCCTGAGCTTAGAAAGGCACTGGATAGCAATTTTAAGAGAGCACTCAGCGGTGAGCAGATAAGTTTCCTCTGTAGTTTTGATGCAAGCTTTATTTGGACACGTTTGACTCCTAGATTTGAAAGTGGGGTGTGTATTGGAGTGATTGGCATATCATGGGATATAACAGCCAACTATAATATGTACAGTACTCTAAAGCGTGTAAGTGAGATACCTGTTGCAGACTCAAATGCAATTGAGGAGCTAAAGAGCACGGCACTCAAGGCAGCAAACAGCAGCATTATTAGTACTCTACTCGAGGAGGTCTCAAGATGAGCTTAGAATCTTCCGGGGGAACAAAACAGAACGGATGGAATGAGTATTCGAAGCTAGTTCTCAAGGAGCTTGAGACGCTATCAGACAACATTGATGGCATCAAGAACGAGATCCAACATGTAAAACAGGAGATCGCAAAGATGCAGGTCCGTGAAGACAAGGTGAACGAGCTTAAGGAGTGGAAGTCAAAGATTGACGAGGTAGTATCACCGAGTCAGCTAAGAGATGCTGTCAAGAAGATTGATGAGCTCAAGACGTTTCAGACAAAGGCAGTGACAGTCTTTGCTGTTGTTCAATTTGCGATGGCAGTTTTTGCACTCGTAATTAGATTTATAGGTTGACTGGAGAGATAAGTGGCAAATTTCATACAGACGCTATCACCGACGCCGTTCGGCTTCTTCGATTCAGACACAGCCTTCCAGACAGAAGCAGATGCGATGGTGACATTTGTTAAGAGGAAGCTGGGTGACGACATATTAAGTGTCGAGCTCACAAAGAAACAGATATGGGCGTGTTTTGAAGAGGCGACTCTCGAGTACAGCGCAATTATAAATCAGTATCAGGCAAAGTCTCAGATGGCAACTCTAATGGGCTCTAGCACTGGAAATCTTCAGGGACATGAGCAGCAGCTACCCAGGGAAAACCTTGAATTCATGATGAGGAGGGCAGAGCCCTACTCAGCAGAGGCGGGTCTGGGAGGCTCTTACAATTCTGTGTCAGGCTCTATTGCGCTTGAGAGAAGTAGACAGGACTACGACATCTACACAGAGCTAAAGGATCAGGCAGGAAACTTAATTTTCTCAAGTAGCCTAAACAAACTGAGCACAAGAATGAAGATCATGGAGGTGTTTCACTTTTCACCTCAGGCAGCTTATCGATTCTTTGACACAACCTCAGCAATAAATTACCTCAACAATGAGTTCTCGTTCGAGTCTTTCACCCCTGAAACTGTGTTCTACATCCTTCCAGTTTTCGAGGACGTACTTCGCGGTGGTATGCTTGGCCTCTCTTCCAGGGTGAGAAGATCACACTACTCGTACAAAATAGTGGGTAATAAGCTAAGGCTCTTTCCTATGCCGACGCAAGACAATCCAAAAAATCTTTGGATTAGAGTAAATTTTGCTCCTGACCCATTCTCATCTCCAAACGGCGATGGAACAATAGATGGCGTGAGCAATCTATCGAATGTGCCTTTCGGCAACATAATGTTTAGCGGTATAAATTCGATAGGAAGACAGTGGATAAGACAGTACTGCTTAGCACTTGCGAAGGAACTCCTTGGTCTCATACGATCAAAGTTCTCAACAGTTCCAATACCCGGAGGTGATCTCACACTTAATGGGTCAGAACTAATATCACAGGGGCGTGAGGAGCAGGAAAAGCTTAAGACACAGGTGACCGAGATGCTTGAGTCTCTCACATACACAAAGCTTTTAGAGGATCAGGCAGCAGCAAGCGACAATCTACAGAAGATTCTCAAGAATATTCCAATACCAAACGGTAGAGCAATTATCATAGGATGAGGAGTCAAATTTATGGCTAGATTATTTTTGACGCCACGTGAGATTGACTTTATAAGTGATATTACAAAAGAGTTGACCAAAGACGTTCGAGGTCAAAAGATTTTCTACTATGGTGTAAGGGAAGACCTCACAGACGTTCACGATGTCTATGAAGAGTCTCCTGAGAAAATTTTTAATCCTCCAGTTGAGATAGAGGCAGCAGTTGATTGGAGACAGTCAGAAGTTGAGACTAATAGATTCGGATATGATGAAATGTCTGATATCACTGTCTTTATTCACGCACGTGATCTTCTTGATAGAGATCTAATTGTGAATGTGGGAGACTATTTTAGCTACGGCATCAAGTTCTATGAAGTGACATCTGTAATTAATGAAAAGCAGGTGTATGGACAGATAGAGCACAAGGTTGGTAAGCAGATATTCGGTAAGCAGGCAAGACAGGGTCTCATCAATAAGATTGCTAATGGTCCCACAAGAGAAGAGTTTGTTGATGCTGGAGCAGTTCAAACAGAGTTCGAGCAGCAGCGCGGTTTTGAGACCAATAGTCAAGGACCTACAGGCGATGTGCATCAGCTTGTTAAGGATGGAAAACTTGATCCTCCGCTATCTGGTCCCCACAAGGTTACAAAGCAGGGAGACGAAATAACATCATCCTTCTACGGAGACGAGTGAAACTAAATGAGCACTAGAAGAGATATAACTCAGATAAACAACTCGGAGCCGCTTGGATTCGAGGGTAATGATACTCCTGGTGACATAGAGATACCTCCCTGCACAGTAGAGGATGTTGATAGGTCTGTATTTAACCTGTTTGACAAGCAACTTCCTTTCCAGGCAAAGACAAACAGTGAGGGAATCAAGCGAATTCCTGTGATATTTGCAACAGGCGAGCGATTTGCAGTTTTAAGGCGCAAGGAGCCGCTTCGAGACAAGACAGGCGCAATTATACTCCCACTTATTTCTATAATGAGATCAGGAATAAATCAGGATCCTGATAATGGAATAAGCGGTGGACAGACCTCTCCCATTGTAATTAAGCGGAGGCTTTCAAGGGACAATCCAATCTATAAGCGTCTTATCAATGAACATCGTCTTAAGAATCAGGATGATAATGCAGAGACTTCCCACAATCTTTCTCCCGTGGGAAGCGGTGCAATTCCTGGAACAATTGGGACCAGAAGAACTCCCCCACAGCAGTCACAAGAAAGCAGATCAGGTAATTTACTTAAACCCCAGCTTTCTAACAACATTTATGAGACACTCACAATTCCACCCGTGAAGTACTACACAGCGACTTACAATATTACATTCTGGAGTCAGTACACACAAGAAATGAATAACATGCTCATGACAATCATGAGTCTGTATCAGAATAATCATAGAAGAACATTTAAGCTGGAGACAGATAAAGGTTACTGGTTTGTAGGATATGCTTCAAGTGAATTAAACCCTGAGAACAACACAGATGACTTTAAGGACCAGGAGAGGATAATAAAGTGTAGCTTTGAAATAAAGGTAAATGCTTACATAATAGCTCCTCAATATCCCGGCTCACCTTCATATATTAGACGTTACGTGTCAGCTCCCACAATTGAATTTGACACATTTAGCACAATTGGCAAGATTATTGTCAATCCTCAGACAGTTCAAAGAAATGATCCAAACGTATTTGTGTTAGAGGATCTTTACAGTGAAACAAATGATCTTCCAGACTCAGGAGTAGGTCTTGGTGAAAATGAGTCAATTGTAAGATCGCTAGATCGTTTCACAGATAATGGGTCTGCAACAGTCGGTGGGCATATCAATAATGCTTCTGTTTCTAATGTTCGAACAGTTGTAACTGATAGAAATATTTTTACAGGAGAAGTAAAACAAGACGTGTTGTCAGTAAAGCTAGTAAATCCTAAAAAGGGTGAGACTGTTTACCGATCTCAGATGATACAGAAGATAGAAGATATAACATAAATGCCACAAACGAACGCGTGGTAATGTGGAACTATCAATTTGACTTCCATATTTAAAAGGGAATAACGTTCGTCTAAGGAGTTGATTCGATGCCTGAACAGACTTTTCGATCCCCGGGGTTTTTTGAGCAGGAGATAGATCTATCCGCACGTAGCTCTAGCCCACTTGGAATTCCGGCGGGTGTAATTGGTACAGCTAGAAAGGGACCCGCATTTGTCCCTGTCACTGTCGGAACATTTTATGATTTTGAGAATCGCTTTGGAACACTTGAT